AGCTAGATCTATGGCGAATACAAAGCAGGTAACTGCGGCTAACGTATTGAATAACGGATTCAGCACATCTTATTTAGGTGGTGACGGATCTCCTTTATTCTCTACGACTCACGCTACAATCTCTGGAACATTTAGAAACACGCTTGCAACACAAGCTGATTTAAATGAAACATCTTTAGAGCAGTCTTTGATTGACATCGCTGCTTTCACAGATGAAAGAGGTTTAAAAATTGCAGCTCAAGGTATGAAATTAATCATCCCTTCTGAACAGCAATTTACTGCAGACAGATTAATGTCTTCTGCTGGTAGAGTTGGAACAGCTGACAATGATATCAATGCAATCAAAAACATGGGAATGATTCCACAAGGTTATGTTGTGAACCATTACTTAACTGATTCTGATGCATTCTTTATCATTACAGATGTACCAAATGGCTTGAAGTACTTCGAAAGATCTCCAATTAGAACTTCTATGGAGGGAGATTTCGAAACTGGCAACGTAAGATATAAAGCTAGGGAAAGATACAGCTTCGGCTGGTCAGACCCAAGAGGCGCTTTCGGTTCATCAGGATCGTAAGAACTTTTATTATAGGGCGGGCTTGACTCGCCCTATAATTCATTATAATAACATCCGTGAGAAGATGAAAATTTACCTAATAAAAGTATTCCTAGACGGCATTAAAATCCAATTTACATTGGAATCTGAACCCATAAATACTACCGAATCTTTACATCAGAAAGTACTTGACTTTCTGGGAAAAACAAGTAAAGAGCAATTAGAGAAAATAATTAGTCCTAAACAGATTAGTAATTTTTTCTACATAACCTACGAGGAGGTTGAACGTGACATCATTGTCCCAATCACTTCTGGCCAAGAAAATAGACTTGGAATCACAGTGGAACAAGTCTTATCTTGAACAGGGAAAACTAACTACTGATATGCAGTGGTTGGAAGTGGAGTTGAAGGAAGTCAAAAGACAAATTCTTCAACAGGATCTTGAAATCGCTAGACAAGAAAATAACCTTGTTTTAAGCGAAGATGAAGATCCAGCATTTATAGCTAGTTAAACTAGTTATATATTTGAAATAAAAGTGAGAGAAACATAAGCCACCTCTTGCTCTTTCTGAAAAATTAAGCTATATTTATACAACTATACATTAACATCTGATGTAGACGCGTATAGTCGACAGGCCTAATGACTACATTGGATTATTTAGGAGGATAATAATATGGCAAAAACTACATTTCAAGGAGTAGTAAGATCTTACGGTGGACAAAATAGAGAGTCTAACGTATTTCCAGGAACAGTTGTTCTTGCAGCTAAAGGAATTATAGCTAGTTCTACATCTGTATATTCTGCAGTTATAGGAATTGATGGAGGAGCAATCGTTCTTCCAGCAGGAGCACAAATTACTGATGTTGTACACGCAGCAACAGGTGCAGCTGACAAAGCATTAAATCTTGGAACTACTTCAACAGCATCCCAAGCAGCTTCTACTTCAATCGCTAGTGCATTAAGTGCTAACGGTGTTCAATCAGCTCTTGCTGGTAATGATTTAGGAACTTTTGCAACAACTCCACTTACAGTTAATTCAACTGTGTTTGGTGCTGGAACAGGAAGTTCTACAACTGCTTCTACTACATCTGTAATTATCTATTACGTAATAAGCGATAATGGTAAACCAGGTGAAGTTGGACCAGCTTAATTAATTTTTTAATGGAGCTCCTTCGGGAGCTCTATTAATATAAGGAGAAAAAATGAGTTACAAAAGTGATGTAAAACCAGTCGTTACAAGTTCTACAAACGCAGTTCTTTTTACAGGACCTACAAGACTTCGTGGATATATGATTCAATCAACAGGAAGTTCAGGAACAGCTGTTATTAATGGTTTAGCAAATGCTACAACTGTTAGTTCTTCTACTAACACGCAAGTTTATATTAGTGTTGCAGTTGGTGCTAACCAAACTGAAACTTTAAATATTCCAGAAGACGGAGTTTTATATGCTCAAAGAAATGGAACAGGAATTGTTGATGGAATTGGTGTAACTGCTAATAGTAGTGCATTAAGTATTACGCTATTTATAGATAAGTAGGAGAGTAGATGACTACTTCCGGAACTACAAGTTTTAATCTTGAACTAGATGAGCTTTTTGACGAAGCTTTTGGACGTGTAGGTATTGGAGGAACAAGATCTGGTTTTCACTTAAGAGCAGCAAGAAGAAATCTTAATATTTTATTATCGGAGTGGGATAATAGAGGTGTTCATTTATGGAAGGTAAAATTAGCTACAATTCCATTAGTATTAGGACAAGCTGAATATAGTTATTCATCAGATCCTACAAACTATCCAAGTGATATTAACGATGTATTAGAGGCATATATTAGAAATAATACATCTCCAAACGCTTCGCTACCCACAGATACTTCATTAACTAAAATAGACAGATCTGCTTATGCAGCTTTACCAAATAAATTATCACAAGGAACACCTTCTCAATATTATGTTCAAAGAGGATATAGTCCGAGTATATTTTTATATCAAACACCAGGAACACAATTTTCAAGTCAAAGCACACCAAGCAATTATCAATTAAGATTTTATTATCTTGCAAGAATCGAAGATGCTGGAAAATACACAAACACTCCAGATGTTGTATTTAGATTTTTACCGTGTTTAACTTCAGGACTTTCTTACTATTTAAGTATTACTTATAAACCTGAAAAAACAGAAATGTTAAAATTAGTTTATGAAGACGAAATGCAAAGAGCATTAACTCAAGACTCACAAGCTGCTTCATTATTTATATCACCAAAAACATTCTATGGAGATGGTGTATAATGACAAGTTTTGCTACAGGTAAGAAAGCTTACGCCATATCAGATAGATCTGGCCAGCGATTCCCGTATGACGAAATGGTAACAGAATGGAATGGATCATTTGTCCATTTCAGCGAATACGAACCTAAACAACCTCAATTAGAACCAAAAGTACCAGGCAACGATCCGCAAGGATTGCTCAACGCACGACCAGATCGTGTAGAGCCATTGTCAGTTGTATTATTAGCTTTCAATCCATTATTATCAACAGCAGGAAGTTCTACTATTTTAGTTAATGAACCAGGTCATGAAAAAACAACTGGAAATAAAATTATATTTACAAATGTAAATGCATCTAATGGATTTACTAATGCTATGTTAAATACAACACTTGGATTTTCACTAACAGTAGTTAATACTAATCAATACACCATCAATGCTCAAACTACCGCGAGCGCGAGCGGGAACTTCGGTGGACAACCATCTGTAGGACCTTCAGCAGTTGCATTACCTAATAATGCTTTTGAAGTCACAGCAGGTAGTTCTACAATACAAGTTAATCAACCTAATCATGGCAAAGTAACAGGAAATACTGTTCAATTTCAAAGTTTAACAGTGGTTAATGCTTTTTTAACTTCTTCAGGATTTCAACAATCAGTCTTAACAACTTCAACTGGATATAGTATAACAGTTGTTAATTTAGATAATTATCGTTTTAACGCATCGTCAGGAACAGGTCTATTAACGACAAAGATTGGCGGCGGATCGGCGACAGCGGAGACAATATAGTATGGCACTAACATATTCACAACTTGTAACTCAAATTAGAAACTATACAGAAGTAGATAGTAATGGATTATCTGACAATACAGTTTCTGTAATTGTTCAAAATACTGAAAATAGAATTTATAGAGAATTAAATATAGATGCTTACAGATTATATGCATCAGCGGTAACTACTGCAGGAACAACTACAATTTCTGTACCATCAGGACTTCGTAATATTAGATACGTAGAAATGATTTCTCCAGATGGTGAAATTAGTAATTTAGAACAAAAAGATAGTTCTTACATGGCAGAATTTAATAATTTTCCAAACTCTTCTACTTATTATGAAAAACCAAGATATTGGGCAAACTGGAATGAAACAACATGGTTTGTAGCACCAACTCCTAATACAACTTATGCAATTAATATTGCTTATTATTCACAAGGAACTTCTATAACTGCTGGTAATTCAGCAACTTCAACGACTTATATATCTACTTTTGCTCAAGATTTACTTCTTTATGGTTCTTTAGTTGAAACATATAAATACTTGAAAGGTCCAGCAGATATGATACAAGTGTATGAACAATCTTATCAACAAGCCAGAGAATCATTTGGTGTTGAACAGACAGGTAGAAGAAGAAGAGACGAATATGTTGACGGAGAACCTAGAGTTGTAGTAGATTCACCGCCACCAAGTAAATAATAAGGAGTTAATATGGCAAATATAGTACCAAATAGTTTTAAAGAAGAATTATTTGAAGCGATTCACGATTTTACAGCTTCTACAGGCGATACATTTAAATTAGCTTTATATAACACTGTTGCAGGTTTTGCTGCGGCAACAACAACTGTGTATGCTGCAACAATCGGATCAAGTGTTGAAGTGACAGGTACAGGTTATACTGCTACTGGAGCAACTCTTACAAATATTTCACCAACAGTTGCACAAAATGTTGCATTCGTAGATTTTGCTGATGTAACTTTTTCAACAGCAACTATTACAGCATCATGTGCTTTAATTTATAACACAACAAATGGAAGCAAAGCAGTTGTGGTATTAGATTTCGGTGGTGATAAAACTTCAACGAACGGCGACTTTACTATTCAGTTCCCAGCAGCGAATTCAACAAGCGCAATCTTGAGAATATCGTAGTAGTTCGCCATAAAAAATTATGGCTAATAATACTTGGGGAATACATCCATGGGGTCAAGGCGAATGGGGTCAACAAACTACTGATGTAGTTGTAGAAGTTGGTATTTCAAAAGGTTGGGGTCGTGTTTCATGGGGTGAAGGAGCGTGGAATGAATCAGTTCCAATTGATGCTCTATCATTAAATTCAGGAACCATTTCTATAATTGGTAAAGCAGAAGTTGCTTTAACCGGAAATAATTTACAAGTTGAAACAGGAACAATTACATTTGCTGGTAAAGCAACAGTTGATGTAACAGGAAATAATTTAACTTTAAATATTGGCAACGCCATTATAACTGCAAAATCTAATGTTAATGCAAGTACAAATTTATTAAATTTACTTGTTCAAAGTCCAAATATTATTGCAGGTGGTTCAGTAACCGATGCAGTTGTTGGTGAAGAATTAGAAGTTAATGTTGGAACAGTATCATTTAGTTTAGATAGTGTATTTACTGCAACAGGATCAAGTGTTCAAATAGGAACAGGTCAAGTTACAATTCAATTACCAACTGTTATTCAAGCAACAGGTTCAAGTGTTGTTACATCTGTTGGAACTGCTGAAGTAAAAGCTAAAAGTGTTTTAAGTGTTACCGGTAATCAAGTTAATGTTCAAACTGGTAATCCTACTCTTTCACTAGGATTAGGAGTCACAGCAACTGGCTCTAGTGTGACGGTTAATGTTGGCACAGTTAATATAGAATCAAGATACTTTGTTACAGGAAATCAAGTAACAGTAGGAGTTGGAAATGTAATACTTTCAACAGATCAGGTTATAATACCTTCTTCAAATCAATTGACAGTGGCTTCAGGAAGCCCTATTATATATGGCTGGAATATTATAAATCCAACAACAGGTCAAAACTGGTCTGCTATAAACCCGAACACAGGACAAAACTGGGTTGATATAACTTAATAAAAGTGATATGGAGAATTTAATATGGCAAGTACATTTAGTAATTTAGGTTTAAACCTACAAGCAACTGGTGAAAACTCGGGTACCTGGGGTGAATTAACTAACGTCAATTTACAAGAAATAGATAATGCGATCGCCGGTGTTGTAACAATAACACTAACAGGCAATACGACATTAGCATTTACATCAAATGCAACTTCTACAACATTCACAGATGAAGCTGGAAGAAATAAAACAATTATTTTATCTGGAGCATTATCAGCAACTACAGTTACAGTCACAGTTCCAAATATAGAAAAAGATTATGTCATCATAAACAATTCAGGTGCAACAGCTACTATCTCATCAGGAGGTTCAACAACAGTATCTATTGCAACAGGTTCTAAAAACTATGTAATTGTAGACCCATCTACAACTTCAGTTATTTCAGCAGTTCCAGCAGCTAATCCTGGTGGATCAAATACATTTGTACAATATAATAACTCTAATTCTTTTGGTGGTTCATCTACTTTTACATTTGATGGCACAACAGTTACAATTGTAAACGCAACATTTTCAAGCACAGCTAATTTATTAACTCAATCTGAATTAAGATTCCAAGATACATCAGGTGGCCAGTATGTTGGATTAAGAGCTTCAACTACTGTTGCAACATCTTTCACATTAAACCTACCAACAACATCAGGAACAGCAAACCAAGTTATTCAAACCGATGGCTCTGGTAATTTATCTTTTGCAACCGTATCAGGCGGCGCTGCGTGGCAAGCTGTTAAAACAGGAAATTTCAACGTCACTGCAAAAGAAGGATATTTTGTAAACACAACTTCAGGTGCTATTACAGCAACACTTCCATCTTCTCCAACATTAGGAGACTTTGTATCATTCATCGATTACGCTGGAACATTTGACACTAATAATTTAACGGTGGCAAGAAACGGCAAACCCATCCAAGGTTCGGCAACAGATTTAACAGTTGCAACAGAAAGAGCAGGATTCACACTTGTATTTGTTGACAATACTCAAGGTTGGCTGTTACAGAATAATTAACGGAGGTTTGAAATGACAACCTTTAAAGAAATCAGAGGAACTGCAGTTCAGTCAGTATCAACAGATCCTACAAATCCAGAAGCAGGTCAGATTTGGTATAATAATTCCATTGGAGTTTTAAAAGGTTATCAATTAGCTGCTGCAGCATGGACTAGTGGTGGAAATTTAGCTACAGCAAGACAACATATAGCAGGTTGTGGAACTCAAACAGCAGGTTTAGCTTTTGGTGGAACTACTGCAGGTAACACAGCATCTGGAGCAACAGAAGAATACGATGGTTCGGCTTGGGCTGGTGGTGGAACTATGGCTACAGCTAGACGTCTTTTAGGAGGTTGTGGAACTCAAACTGCAGGTTTGGCATTTGGAGGTTATACAACAACCAATGTTGCAAATACTGAAGAATACGATGGTTCAGCTTGGACAGGTGGAGGAAATTTAGGGACAACTAGAAGAGATATAGCAGGTTGTGGAACACAAACTGCAGGTTTAGGTTTTGGAGGATATACAACAACTCAAGTTGCTAACACAGAAGAATACGATGGTTCAGCTTGGACAGCTGGTGGAAATTTAAATACAGCAAGAGGTGCTTTAGGCGGAGCAGGAACTCAAACAGTAGGATTAGCTTTTGGTGGTTATGCAGGAACAGCTCCATCAAATTCTACAGAAGAATACGATGGAAGTGCATGGACAGCAGGCGGAAATTTAAATACAGCTAGAAATCTTTTAGCAGGTGCAGGCACTCAAACTGCTGGATTAGCTTTTGGTGGATTTTCTACAGTTAATACAGGAGCCACGGAAGAATACAATGGTACAAGTTGGACAAATTCTACTTCTATGACAACGGCAAGACAATCACCAGCAGGAGCAGGTACTCAAACAGCGGGATTAGCTTTTGGTGGAAACACAGGAACAGCTGAAACTGCAGCCACAGAAGAATATTCAGGAGCAGCATTAGCAGTTAAAAAAATAACAACATCATAACATGACAACATACAAAGAAATTTTTGGTAAATACGTCAAGAACTACAGTTCAGATCCAACGTCCGATGCTGAAGGTCAAATTTGGTATAATACCACTTCTGGAACCTTTAAGAGTGTTGTTGCAGTTAGAGCTTGGTCAGCGGGTGGTAACATGGGAACTACTAGAAGACTTTTAGCAGGTTGTGGAATACAAACAGAAGGATTAGCATTTGGTGGTTTTACAACAGTAAATTCAAATTCCACAGAAGAATATAATGGAAGTTCTTGGTCTAGTGGTGGAAATTTAGCTACAGCTAACCGTGGTTTAGGTGGAGCAGGTACGCAAACAGCTGGTTTAGCATTTGGTGGGTTTACAACAGCTGTTACAGCAGCAACTGAAGAATATGATGGATCTGCTTGGGCAGCTGGAGGAAATTTAGGTACAGCAAGAGAACTTTTAGCAGGTGCAGGCACTCAAACAGTAGGACTTGCTTTTGGAGGACAAACAACAGTTGTTGTTGCAAACACTGAAGAATATAATGGAACTGCTTGGACAGGAGGAGGAAATTTAAGTACAGCAAGAACTGGTTTAGCAGGAGTAGGAATTCAAACAGCTGGTTTAGCCTTTGGTGGATATGTGTCAGCAGGAACACCTAATTCAAATTCCACAGAAGAATATGATGGAACATCTTGGACAGCAGGTGGAAATCTTGGAACAGGTAGACGTTATTTAGCAGGAGCTGGTATACAAACGGCAGGTTTAGGATTTGGTGGATATACAGGAACTGTTTCTTCCGCTACAGAACAATATGATGGTACAAGTTGGTCAAATACTACGAGTATGGCAACAGCAAGACGTTCACTTGGTGGTGCAGGAACATTACAAGCAGGATTAGCATCTGGAGGATTTACAACAGCTAATTCAAATGCCACAGAAGAATATAATGGAACATCAATCATCAATGTACCCGCAGCGTGGGCGAGTGGGGGGAATTTGAGCACGGCTAGAAGATATTTAGCAGGAGCAGGAACGCAAACGGCTGGTTTAGCATCTGGTGGTGCCGATACAACATTTTTATCAGCTACAGAAGAATATAATGGTTCGGCTTGGACTGGAGGTGGAAATTTAGGAACAGCTAGACAATATTTAGCAGGTTGTGGAACTCAAACTTCAGCTTTAGATTTTGGAGGTTTTACAACAACAAATCAATCAGCTACTGAAGAATATGATGGAAGTGCGTGGACAGCAGGGGGAAGTTTAGGAACAGCTAGACGTCTTTTAGCAGGAGCAGGTACTCAAACAGCAGGTTTAGCAATGGGTGGTCGTATAACAACAGGTGGAATTACAAACACAGAAGAATATGATGGTAGTGCTTGGACAGCTGGAGGAAATATGGGTACAGGTAGATATATTTTTGCAGGTTGTGGTTTACAAACAGCTGGTTTAGCTATTGCTGGAGCTTACGGAAGTACAGCTACAGAAGAATATGACGGATCAGCGTGGACAGCAGGGGGAAATTTAAATACATCTAGATATTCTTTAGCAGCAGCTGGTACACAAACTGCAGCTTTAGGATTTGCTGGTTATAGTCCTAATTCAGCAGCTACAGAAGAGTATAATGGAACAAGTTGGACAATAAGTACATCTATGGCAACAGCTAGAAGAGCTTCAGCAGGAGCGGGAATTCAAACTTCTGCTTTAGGTTTTGGTGGTCAAACAACAACTCAAATTGCTAACACTGAAGAATACACAGGTGCTTATAGCTATGATAACGTAAAAACAATAACAACAAGTTAGTTTACATTATGGATAAATTGACTTATACTAACAACCAAGGAGCATAAATATGGCACTTTTTATATATGGTACAGCAACTAACTATGGCAAGAACTTCTTTACAGTAGAAGATAGAAGAAACTTTTTCTTACGAAGTTATCCAGGCGATGTTTGGGTAATTGGTAATAATGAAAAAGGAGCTCTATGGCTAGCTGAAAAAAATGGAGTTGAAAAAACTAAAGCAGAAGCACAAGCAATTGTTGATGCAGAAGTTACAAAGGCTCAAGCAGCTTATGACGCTTTACCAGAAGAACAAAAAAATAGACCAGGATCAAATCAAAGACCGACTGCTATAACTTTACCATAGGTCACTCTCATGACGACCTACAATGAGCTAGCAGGATTTAGAGTCAATTACTTAAGTACAGATCCTACATTAAATTCAGGAAACGAAGGTCAGGTGTGGTATAACTCTACATCTGGAAAGCTAAAAGCATTAGTTCAAATTAAATCGTGGGCCGCTGGAGGAAATTTATCTACAGCTAGAAAAGCCATGGGAGGAGCAGGAATTCAAACAGAAGCTTTAGCTTTCGGTGGAAAAACAACAGTGGTAGTTGCTAACACTGAAGAATATAGTGGAACATCTTGGACAGCAGGTGGAAATATGGGAACTGCTAGATACGAACTTGCAGGATGTGGAACTCAAACTGCAGGTCTTGGATTTGGTGGTTATACAACAACGTCACTTTCAGCTACAGAAGAATATAATGGATCAACTTGGACAGCAGGAGGAAGTTTAAATACTGCTAGATATGGTATGGGATCAGCAGGAACACAAACTGCTGGTTTAGCGTTTGGAGGAGGTTTTCCAAATACTACAGCTACAGAAGAATATGACGGTTCGGCTTGGACAGCTGGAGGTAGCATGGCAACTGCAAGACGTGCTTTTGCAGGAGCAGGAATTCAAACATCAGCACTTGGGTTTGGTGGACTTACAACAGTAGTAGTTACGAACACAGAAGAGTATAATGGTTCAACTTGGACAACAGGAGGAAATTTAGCTACAGCAAGACGTTCTTTAGGTGGTGCAGGAATTCAAACAGCTGGTTTAGCATTTGGTGGTTATACAGGAGTTAGTTCTTCTGCTACAGAACAATATGATGGTTCAGCTTGGTCAAATACTACAAACATGGGAACTGCAAGATCTGAATTAACAGGAGCTGGAACATTACAAGCAGGTTTAGGTTTTGGTGGATCAACAGGAACTGATTCAGCAGCCACAGAAGAATTCACCTCTTCAATCAACGTGACCACAGCAGCGGCGTGGGCGAGCGGGGGGAATTTAGCGACTGCAAGATATGAATTAGCAGGTTGTGGAACACAAACAGAAGGATTAGCTTTTGGAGGTGATACAGGTGGTCCAACAGTTACATCAGCAACCGAAGAATACAATGGATCTGCTTGGACAGCAGGTGGAAATATGGGAACAGCTAGAAGACAATTAGCAGGTGCGGGAACGCAAACAGCAGGTCTTGCTTTTAGTGGTAATGCTTCAGGAACTCCTGTTTCAAACACAGAAGAATATGACGGCTCTGCTTGGACAGGTGGAGGAAATTTAGGTACAGCAACAAGATATGGTGCAGGAACAGGATTACAAACTGCAGGTTTAGCTTTTGGTGGTTTTACAACAACAGCAACTAGTGTTACACAAGAATACGACGGTTCCGCATGGACAGCTGGCGGAAATTTAAATACAGCAAGATTTGTTTTAGCAGGAGCTGGAATACAAACAGCAGGACTTGCATTTGGTGGTGATTCTGCAAAAAATAATACAGAAGAATATGATGGCTCGGCTTGGACAACAGGAGGAAATTTAAATACTGGAAGAGCAGAAATGGGAGGAGCAGGAACACAAACAGCAGGTTTAGGATTTGCTGGTTATTCAACAGCTTATTCTAATGCCACAGAAGAATATAATGGAACTTCATGGATAAATAGCACAAATATGGCAACGGCAAGATCAAGTCCAAGTGGAGCTGGTACTCAAACAGCAGGTTTAGCTTTTGGTGGATATATTGCGACAGGAAAACTTGCTAACACTGAAGAATACACAGGAGCTGTAACAGCAGCAACCGCTTCAACCTTGACAACATCATAATAAATCTTTATATCCTTCTCAATGACAGAGAAGAGAAATATTAAGAGTTTAATACAACAAGAAGAAGCTCACTTAAATAATCTATTAGATCCAAATGATCTCAATGCATTCAAAGGAATGGTTGATGAACTTCGTGATACTTGGACTAAAAAACAAATATTTCGAACAGAAACAGAAGCTAGAATTTCAGTGCTTCAAGATGCAAAGTATCCAACACTATCTGCAAAATACTGGCAATGTGTTAGAGAGCAAAATGTATTTCTTGAAAATTTAATGTCATTATCTTTTGATTACAGACGAAATGATGCAAAGATTAAATGGTTACAAAAGAAGATTGAGACTGAAACAGATGAATATAAATTAGAATGTTATAAAATAGATTTAGATGAAAAGATTTATGCAAAAGCAAATATGGAATTAGTTGCAAAAGATAGAATGAGAGAAATTAATATGTGGTCTAATTTAAAGAAAGAATTTGATAATGGAACGTTTGACACTAAAAATGTCAACACTCATCAATTAGAATCCTATCATCAGATTATGAAAGGCAAAGCAAAGACATTGACTCCTGGTTCTTCACAAGCAGAAGTATTCAATGTTCTTGGTCAACTGCAAACGATTGAAAGAGTAAAAGAAGAAAAAGGTTTACTTAAACAAGATGAGAAGAAAGCAATTGGACAACCTACATTCGGCAAACCAAGCAGTTAAGCAGTTATTCTTTTTAGTAGCATTACCAAGATCTGGTAATACACTATTTGGTTCAATCATGAATCAAAATCCGAATATCGCTGTAACTCCAAACTCTATTACATTAGAGATAATGAAGGATATATTTCTTCTTAAACAAACCGATGTCTTTCAAAATTATCCAGATCATAAATCATTAGATAACGTATTAGATATGGTGTTTGATCAATATTACAAAGACTGGCCTCAACAATACATCATTGATCGTGGTCCTGTAATGACACCTGGTAATTTTATGTTAATGAACAAGCATTTCAAACGTCCATTTAAATGCATTATTATTTTAAGAGATGTATTAGATGTTCTTGCCTCATACATTAAATGGTTTGAAAAAGAGCCAACTAGTTTTGTTCATAGATACGGCAAACAAACTATAGAAGAAAAATTATGGATGTTAATGAATAAAGATGGAGCAATTGCAAAAGATTTAGAAGCTATAAAAAATTCTTATAACTATCCACAAATTTGTCATTATTTAAAATATGATGATTTAGTAAATCAGCCAGAAATTGAGATAAATAAAATATATGATTTTTTACAAATACCTAAATTTAATCATAACTTTAAAAACTTGAATCAATTTCAAATAAATGGTATGGGTTATGACGATACAGTAGTTGGAAATAAAATGCACACGATTAGAGAAGAGATTAGAAAGGAAGACAATCCTTACAGATCACAAATACCACAAAGTATTGTGAATGCGTATGGACATATAAAATTTTAATGAAGATATTAATATTTGGATTACCAGGATCAGGCAAAACTACATTTGCTAAAAAATTAATTGAGAACAAAAAGATACCACACTTTAATGCTGATGATATTAGAAAGCTATTTGAAGATTGGGATTTTACAGAAACAGGTAGAAGACGACAAGCGAATCGTATGATGACCATGTGTGATCTTGCAGTCAATCATGTGGTAGTAGACTTTGTTTGTCCATTTGAATCTTATAGATCATTCTATGATATGAAGATTTGGATGAACACCATTAGTAAAGGAAGATTTGAAGATACGAATAAAGTATTTGAGAAACCTAAAAAGGTTGATTTTGAAATAACTGATTTTAATTACGACAACATAATAAAGGAGATACATGGACTACTCTAAACCAACAGCACAGATGTTAGGCAGATGGCAACCATTTCATGATGGTCATTTAGCTTTATTTAAAGAGATATTAAAAAGAACAGGACAAGTTCAAATCATGGTTAGAACCATGCCAAAGTCAGATAATAATCCATTTGAATTTGAAGATATTAAAAAACGAATTGAGGAAAAATTAAAAGATTATGTAGGTAAATTTGAAGTTATCAAAGTTGCAAATATTACCAATATTTGTTATGGTCGGGATGTAGGATATAAGATTGAAGAGATCGTCCTACCTAAACAGATACAAGAGATATCTGCAACAAAGATTAGAAAAGAGATGAAGAATGAAATTTAACTTTGTATTTTTTGGTCAATCCGTACTTCGTTATGAAGTTCCAGTAGACATCTTTAATGAAATTAATGGCATTTACGAAAACAATTATGGCAATCTTGCAAAAGCCAATAAACAATTAATTGGTAAAATAATGGATGAACGTTCTCTCTATTACGATGGAGATGATACTTCAAAGATGCATAAACATAACTATTTATCTCCACGTGTGTATGAATGGTTTATGTCAGCTTATAAACATTATTTAGATTGGAATAAGATTATTAAATATCAATTACACTTAAATTCAATTTGGGTAAATGAAATGAAAGCTAATGAATATAATCCAATTCATATTCATCAAGGCAATTTAGCTACAGGATTAACTTCAGTTATGATTTTAAAAGTACCATCTCATTATGGTGTTGAATACTCTGCAGAAGATAAACCACAAAATGGAAGATTACAAATATTAGGTTCTGCTGCAGGTCAATTTGCAAATATTAATTATACACCACCAATGCAAGTTAGAGACTTTTATGTATTTCCATATGATATGAGACATTGTGTATATCCATTTAACGGGACTGATGAGACAAGAAGAACATTAGCTGCAAATTGTGATGTGTTATATAACCCACTTGAAAATAGAAAAGGATGATACATAAAGAACTTTGGTTTCCAACACAAATCTATATTAAAGAATTTAATTTAGACAATAGAGAGTTAGAGAGAAACGTTATTGAATGGTCTAAACAAGATAAAGGTTTACAAAAGACAAATGTTAATGGTTGGCATTCACCATCTGATATGCACAAAAGACCAGAGTATAAAAATTTAGCAGAAGCATTATTTCATATGCAATTTGATATTTACAAAGAAGAATGTTTAGATAATGAACCTTATCTTGGTAATATGTGGGCCAATATCAATCCACCAGGAGGACATAATAGACCTCATATTCATCCAAATTCATTATGGTCAGGAGTTTATTATATTAAGACATCTAAAGATTGTGGTCATTTAAAGATAGAAGATCCGCGAGCAGTTGCTGCAATGACACTTCCAAAAAGGAATAATCAAACATTACCACAGTATTTATGGAAAGAAGTTCATTACGAACCAATTGAAGGAAGATGTATTATGTTTCCATCATGGTTAAATCACACCGTTGATGTGAACAAATCTAACGATATTAGAATATCAGTTTCATTTAATTTCTTGCAAACAGGGATGTTTGTATAGGTTTGCAATCAAGTAATTAGGTGGTATAATGAAGAATTATGCCAATAAACAAATTACAATTTAGACCAGGAATAGATAAACAAAACACCCAATACGGCGCAGAAGGTGGATGGGTCGATTGCGATAACGTGCGTTTTAGGTATGGTGTTCCTGAAAAGATAGGTGGATGGGAACCAGCCGTAGGTAATAACCTAATAGGCGTTGCACGAGACATTCACACCTATACAGATTTAGCTGGAGACTCATTAGCTGCCATTGGCACAAATAGAAAACTATATTTATATTACGATAATAACTTTTACGACATCACACCTTTATCTACCACTATCCCCGCAGTATTCTCATTTACTTCCGGCACAACTATAGTTGATGTTACAGCAACTTCTAATGGTGCAGTAGCAGGAGACTTTGTTACATTTTCAGGTGTATCTGGAGTTAATGTTGTAAATATTACTAATGCAAACATGGCTCAAGAATTTGAGATTCAAGAAATTAAAACAGCTAATACATTTACAATTGATGTTGCATCTATTGCAACACCAGGAGCTGTAACTGCTTCTGGAACAGCAAGTGGCGCTGCATTTCAAATTAACGTAGGTGCAGATATTACAACTGTTGGTAACGGATGGGGAGCCGGGGCTTGGGGATTTTCTACTTGGAATACACCAAGACCATCAGGGGTTATTACAGCAAATCCAAGAGTTTGGAAAATAGATAACTTTGGTGAAGATATTATTGCAACGATCGTTGGTGGTAAGACCTATTATTTTGATACTTCTGCATTTTTACCTGCAAGAAATACTAGAGCTACATTATTATCTAATGCTCCAACACAATCTAATTACATGACAGTATCTCCAAGAGATAGGCATATTATATTCTTTGGTACACAAACAACACCAGGCACAACAGCAACTTATGATCCAATGGCTGTGTTATTCGGTTCGCAAGAATCTATTACTGACTTTATACCTAATGCAACTAACACCGCAGGATTTCAAAGGTTATCTTCAGGAAACCAGATTGTAACTGCAGTTCCAACAAGAGGAGATATATTAATATTAACTAATACATCAGCTCATTCTATGCAGTTTGTTGGCCCACCATTTACATTCTCATTTAAACAAATTGGTACGAACTGTGGAGCTTTAGGAATACACTCTGCTGTAGAAGCGGAAAACGTTGTCTACTGGATGTCGGATGGTGCATTCTATCTGTTTGACGGGGTTGTAAAAGAAATTCCATGTTCAGTACAAGATTATGTATTTGGAGATTTAAATTCAAATGAACATTCTGTAATTTATGCTGGAGTTAATCTTGAGTTTTCAGAAGTGAATTGGTTCTATACATCAGCTAACTCTACTGAAATAGATAGAGTTGTAACTTATAATTATCTTGAAAGAGTATGGACCATTGGAACTTTAGCTAGAACAACTTGGGCTTCTAAAGATATATTTGCAAATCCTTTAGCTACTAAATATATGCCAAATTCTACAACACTTGCACAACCAACAGTTATTGGTTTAACAGCAGGTGTATCTACATTATACGATCAAGAAAAAGGAGTGAATGATGATACAGGTCCAATAACAGCGTTTATTACTTCAGGTGACGTGGATATTGTAGATGGAGATAACTCTATGTTTATTAAACGATACATACCTGACCTAAAGAATCAACAAGGAGCAGTTAATTTTCAATTTTTAGTTAGACAATATCCAGGCGCAACTCAAACAGTTGCATCAAGCACTTTAGTTTATTCTACAACAACTAAAGTAGACATGCGCGCGCGAGGACGTCAGGTTGCAATTAAAATTATAAGCACTGAAGTTGATACTAAATGGAGGTACGGAACTCTTCGTATAGATGGTCAACAGGATGGTTTAAGATAATGGCTAAACTAGATCAACCAAGACTTGCAAACGCTACACCTGTATATAGCCAACAACAGATGGACCAGATTATTAGAACACTAGAGCAGATGGTGTTACAATTAAATAATACCTTTACACAAGATGTTCAAGATGCTAATGAAGCAGAAGCTTGGTATTTTATTAGAGTATAAAGAATAATGTCTAACGTATATAAAAACGCAATATATAATCCAACAACAACAGCTAATACAACTGTCTATACTTGCAACGCTACGGCAAGAGCGGTCATTCAAACCATTCAATTAACTAATCAGTCAGGTAGTCATACAGTAGAAGTTTATATTTATGATTCTTCTACAACAACTACATCAGAAATAGCTCATATTACTTTAGGTTCTAACTCTACAGAAAATGCTGCTAAAGGACCTATTATTTTAGAAGAAGGTGATGCACTATTACTTTCTTGCACTAATACAGTAGTATCAGGAATTGTTTCTATACTAGAAGTGAATCGAGGATCGTTGACAAGCTAATGGAAGAGATAAAAATAGTCTGTGATTCAAAAATCACAATTAGAAATATAAAGACAGGACATGTCTATAAAAACGAAGAAGAGGTTAAAGCAGATCTAAATGCTAAACCTGAAGATATTAAACGTGATGTTAAAATCATAGTTCCGACTATCCCTTTATTTAGCAAAACATGATTCAAGGTGATAGCAAAGAATATGAATTTTTTGATGATGCTATAAAGTTATTAAAAAATCCAATAGGAGTTAGTGTTGAAATAGGTGTTCGTCGTGGCATGGGTAGTAAAAGTATTATTGATGCTTATAGAAAATATCATCCTCATATAAAATTAAATCATTTAGGAATAGATCCTTATGGTAATATTCTTTATAGAACTTCAGATGAGGATAAAGGTGGAAGATTAGATTATACAAATAAAATGAAGCAAGAAGCTTTATTAGATTTAATTAAAGAATATCCAGAATTTAATTTAATAAATTTAGAAGATTCAGAATTTTTTAAAAGATTTGCAGATGGCTATCCTATCTACAATGAAAATAAAATATTATTAAAAGAATATGAAACTGTTCATTTTGATGGACCCCATGATACAGAGTCTGTCATGAAAGAAGTTAATTTCTTTTTAGAAAGAAAACCTAAACAATGTGTGTATATCTTTGATGATATAGACACTCATGATATTGACAAGATAGGTGAACATCTGATATGGAATGGTTTTAAAGAAATTAAAAAAGGTGAGAGAAAGGCAGTCTACATATATGAATCCTAAAGGTGGAACGGAGATCTTAAAAGAACAACTTATTGCTCAACTACCAGAAGAATCATTAGATGGAATTAATCTAATTGGTTCTATTTGTCATCCATC